CGCCGAGTATGCAACGTAACACGCCACACCGCTCGTTTCAGCGATTGTAGCGGCAGTTGCAAAGCCCTCGGCTACATATATGTGCGCATCCTGATTAGATCCGATACGCCAAAGCGATCCGCCGGTCTTGCCGCCGGGATGATAGAGCTTGCCCCCATCCGAGTCGATGTATTGCACGGTAGTCATCTCGCCGTCACTGTTAAACAGTGGCACGATCAATCGACCATCGCCCGTGACTCGAGCGCCGTTAGGCTGGATCTTTTTCTTGACCAGATATGGATGATCCTCGGTCGCCTCGGCAGCCTCAGCCCAGATCTTATTGACAACGTCCGAGACGTTATCGCGCATTAGTTTCTCTGCCGTCTCCCGTGCCTGCCGCGCCTCTTCCATGCGTCTCGTAAAGGTAATCTTTTCATGCGGCGTGAGGTCGCGCCCAATGTCGGCGATCCATTTGTGTTCGATGCCAAAACGCCAGCATCCCCACTTTCCTGCGCATACACCATCGCCAAAAGCAATATACCAGCCACTCTTATCGCCGTAACCGCCTCGGCCTTTGGAACCTGATCTGAATCGGTGTATCTTGCCATCCAGTATTATCTCCGATGGCGGCTCGAGGCCAGCATCAATGATTGCGTTCTTGAGTTGGACTTCAGGTGGATCGACCAAACGCTTTGCATCCCCCCAGACGTCCTCAATGTTAGCCACGTTCCAAGTTTGGACAGGTAGCCGAGAAATACTCCATCAATTTTTTGACCGTCGAGATAGCCGGATCAGCATCCTCATTCTTGACGATAGCGCGTAGCGTCGAGTAGCCGATATTGGTGCGGCGACTGATCTCGCGCAGGTTTCTATCAGACAGCAATCGCTGAATTTCTTTCACTTCCATTTGATTCTCCTAGTTATGACGTTTTTTTTGAGTTTAGCGAAACAAAAGAACTAAATCAACATAAATAAAAAAAGGACACCTAGCCGGCTATGTCCCCAAACTTTCGCCGGTTGATAACTAGCTACCAACCGGAACGGATGTTAGGGGCCGAAGCCCCGTTAAAATTAAACTGTTGTTAAATCGAAGCCGATAAGATCGAAGCCCTCTGGCGCGATTACGATTGTTCCGCCGTTCTCATCAACAATCACATCTCCAACTGAAAGGCTGGCAACTCCGTTTGGCTGTCCGCCTGTGTTGCCGATGTGAAATAACTCGTTAAGATTTTCAGCGTTCATCTCACCAACGAAATTGTAATCTCCGCCGTAGATTGCGTTTTCAACATCTTTTTTGGTGCAGATGTCAGTGTTGTCCCAGCCGTAAAATCTGTGGTCTCTGAAAAAATCACTGTCAAAGTTAACTTGGTAAATTTTATATGTTGTCATTTTCTATCTCCTTGGCTAAGGGCTTTTGGCTTGATTGCCGTTGACCCGATGTAGTAATAATACCAGATTGAGCGAGGATAGCAACACTTTTGTGCTATTTATTTATAAAAATATGTTATTTATTTTTACGAAAGCGCTTGAGTTGTACGCTGGTTCGTGTATACTGTCTGTATTGGGCAAACAGAAATTTCTTCTAACCGCCTTTTTTATAGGAGCTTCAAATGAAAATTACTTATCAAGGCAGCAAAAATCTTAATGTGCAATATATCTGGTACGTTCAAGATCAGGCCGAGCAAATGATTTGTTATCTAAATAAAAAATATGGTCATGATTTTGATTGCCGCATTAAAACAAAAGTTGGCGGTCGGAGTTGGGGAGGCGGAAAAGGCATTAGTATTTCTGATCGATATGCCGCTAATAAGATTCAAAAATTTCGCGAGTACAAATCGATTGCAAATGATCCTGTTATTGGTGAATTTGTTGGAACAAGTAAAGAATGCACCTTGGCAGTTATCGCTCACGAGGTCGCACACTGGTGGCATCATAATTTAAAACGTCACGAGCATGGCCCAGAATGGTATCGAGGCCCAGTAAGAAAAGATCCTGCTGAAAAGCCGCATGGCCAAAAATGGAAAAGTATTTACGCGGAGCTTCGCGAAAAATTCTTAAACAATCAATTAGAAAAATTAGCCGCTTGATGCGGCTTTTTTTTTAAATTAAAATCGCGGCATCGTTCATCCTAACGGACGGAAGTAGACACCAGTCGAAGGAACGCGCCTAACTTTTAACCGAGGGAGGTGCATATGTACGCACAATATCGACGTCGACTCGAGATCGACAACTACAAAAAAACTCAGCTACTCAAGCTGGTTCAAATGACCAGAATCCATACACCATGCGCTTGCCGTTGTTGCTGCAATCGTAAGTGTCGTGGATCACATGGTCGATAACGCAAGTGTAATGCTTCGATAGCGATAGGACTAGCCTGCCTATTGGCAGCTCGGCGGCGTTCATATGGACTCTGTCACGGGAACCAATGCGGCAGGTGATGTTCCACACGAAACCAGACTCGACCATGTAGCGCTTAAATGCCGGTTTGTTAGTAAGTATGCCGTCCTCGGGGACGTATCCTAGCCTATTGGCTATCATGCCCTTGAAATCGCTATATATACGCTTGTATGGCCTGTCGGAAGCCAAGGCAATCGAGCGAATCACACAGTCCCCGGTAAAACTACCTCGAAGCCCTGCATCTTTTCGTCCACCGTCAGTGATAATTAATTTCATAAATAATCACAAAAGCGCTTGTGTTGTTCGTCAATATCATTATAATAACCTACATGGACACACGGAATTAGCCGCAAGTCCTAACATAACAGGAGATTCAAAATGAAAACAGAGCGAACTTTAATTAATGCATTAGATGTTGACCGACTCGGCGAGCTTACAAAGCAAATGGCACAATTAAAAAAAGAGGCCGACGCAATCAAAGATAACCTCAAAGATTTTTGCAATGCCAACAACGTCAAAAAAGTTGAAGGCGCATTGGTTACTGCAACCTATGTCGAGGCCAATCGAAAAGTTGTCGACTACAAAACTTTGTGCGCTGATATGGGTGTCGACTCAGACACGCTCGGCAAGTACACAACACACAATGCTATCTTCAGCATCAAGTTGTCATGAAGCACAACGAGCAGATGACAAAAATGCGTGAAGCCGTCGCCGAGTTTACCGGCGAGCGGCACTGCGCTTATTGCAATAAGTTTCGCTCACTTGATGGTGGGCGTTTCCGAATAACCAAAACAAACAAAAAATGGATGTGCGCGAAATGCGTTGATCTTAGGAGACCAAAATGATTGTAATTAAAGTTAACTTACTATTTTTAGCAATGGCAGCTGACAGGGATCATGACATTCCAGAGATTTTAAAAGTCGATGGCAAGTGGGCATTGATCACTCGTGACAACAAAGAGCTGCCTGATCTGCTCGAGTACGCCGAATATCACGCCGAACTCGAGGATACTGAGTTTGATTCGTATGCCCGAGAGATGCACCGCGAAGCTAAGACTTTTGTCGACATCGTGACACCAGTGATGGTTGAGAAATGGGAGAATGCAGAATGATTGAAAAGTGGATGCACGTTATTACTAACTTATTGTTGGTGCTAGTCGGTACCGTAATCGCATTGTTGCTTTTATGTATACTGTGGTTGGAACTTGACGAACGGATCGCACAAAATGAAACTCAAAAAATTTACGCCAGTGGACAACGAATCGAAAACCATTGTTTTCCTGATATCTACGTCCGGCGCGGATCCGAGCATGACTGTGCTTGATTGCGTGATTAATGACTCTGGCGTGTTTGTTGTTGAAAGTGACGGTGAGTCGGTGGTCGTTGAGGATATCGGCGAACACTTTCCATTGCTCGACATGGGCAGCTCGTCACATCGCGATGAGGCGTTTTTTGAGTACGAAAGCATATTAATAGAGTCTGGCGGATATATACCTATACCTGACAAACTCTGTTAATATATTAACTGGCGAACTGATTTCAGACCGCCATAACATTAGAGGAGGCCATATGGCTATTGAAGTGCAAAGCACGTCGGATGTTTCGACGACATATATAAAACTGTTGGTGTACGGGCAGGCTGGCGCAGGTAAAACTACGCTGATCAAAACGTTACCAAATCCAATTATCTGCTCTGCCGAAGGCGGATTACTCAGTATCAAGGACGCAGATCTACCGTTTATCAAAGTTGGATCTATGTCTGATCTACGGGATGCGTATCTCTGGCTCGTTGACAATGGATCGAAGTACGAATCTGTTGCGCTCGATTCAATCTCTGAGATTGCCGAGGTCGTCTTGAACCATGAGAAAAAGCAGGCCAAGGATCCAAGGCAGGCATACGGTGCGATGCAGGAGCAGATGACGGACTTGATCCGTGCGTTCCGAGATCTACCGATGCACGTTTACATGACCGCCAAGCTGGAAAAGATGACGGATGAAACGGGCAAGATTCTGTACGCCCCGAGTATGCCCGGCAACAAAACAGGTCAGCAGCTCCCATACTTTTTCGATGAGCTGTTAGCTCTGCGCGTTGAGAAAGATTCGGATGGCAAAATCTGGCACGGGCTGAAGTGCAAAGGCGACTCTGCATGGCAGGCCAAGGATCGCTCCGGTGCGCTTGAGGAATGGGAAGAGCCGGATCTCGGCAAGTTAATTAAAAAGATTGGAGGTGCGTAATGGAAAGTGTACGACTACAGCGCGTTTCGCGAGAGTGGATAAAGGCCAAAGAAACTGAGCGCAAGGCCGTAGAGACACGTCGCCAGTTAGAAGATGAAATGAAGGGAATGTTAAAGATTGATGATCAGATCGACGGCACGACTCGTGTCATCGATGGTGATTTATCGGTCAAGATAACGACCAGACTTAATCGCAAGATTGATTCTGGAAAACTACAAGATCTGGCAAACGAGCATGGCCTGTCGGATCACCTGAGCACTTTGTTCCGCTGGAAACCAGAGCTTGACATGAAGCGCTGGAAGCAGGCGGACGAGAGCGTCACCAAACCTCTGCTCGACGCCATAACAACGACGCCGAGCAGACCATCATTTGCAATCACAAACGAAAAAGGAAAATAAACATGGATCTAGAATTTGATAACCACGATTTAGTAATGGATGACAGCCCTCGAGAGTATTCACCAGTGCCTGACGGCTGGTACGACGCTCGCATTATGGGCGCTGAGATTAAAGTAACCAAGGCCGGAAACGGGCGCTATATTGCTGTTAGATATGATATTATTGGTGGTGACTATAGTGGTCGAGTTATCTTCGGGAACATTACTATCAACAATAAAAGCGCAGCAGCTGAAGGAATTGGTAGGAAACAGTTAAGCCAAATCGCAATGGCTGGCGGCTTGACTTCGTTACCGAAAGACAGCGATGAGCTAGTCGGCATCGATCTTAAAATCAAAGTCACAATTAGAGCTGCAACTGAACAGTGGCCTGCGAGCAATGATGTTAAAGACTGGAAACCAATGGACGGTGGATCTGCAATGCCAACGCCGCCCAAAAAATCCAACGGTGCAACTGCGCCTTGGGCTAAATAAACAGAGGGCTTCGGCCCTCTTTTTTTAAGGGAACGCATGAGCAAAATCGTAGAGCTGATTGACAGATACCACCAAGAGAAAACTGATACGCAGCGTGGACACATGGGCGGCTCTTTGCTCGGGCATAAGTGCGAGCGATATCTTTGGTATATGTTTCGGTGGACGTTCGCGGAGAATTTCCCCGGTCGTATCCGCCGCCTCTTTCGTCGAGGCCACGATGAGGAACGCACCATTGTCAGTGACTTGCGAGCAATCGGCATCGATATCCGAGACGTTGGAAACAATCAGGCGCGAGTTGATTTTGGCGGACACGTTAGCGGATCAGTCGATGGCGTGATCAAGAGCGGCGTCCCCAATCATGAGATGGAAGAATTTTTAGCAGAATTTAAAACGCACAACAAACGTTCTTTTGATGATGTATCTCGCAAAGGCGTTAAAGATTCTAAGCCTATGCATTACGCTCAGATGCAAGTGTATATGCTTGGAAAAGAAATACATAAATCTTTATATGTCGCCGTGTGCAAAGACAACGACGAGATGTACACCGAGATTGTTGAGTTCGACAAAGAGTTTGCCGAGCGTTTACTGCGCAAGGGAGAATGGGTTGCGACTTCGATGGAAGCGCCGCCAAGATTGTCGAGCGATCCGACTTGGTTCCAATGCAAGATGTGTCCGGCGAAACATATCTGCCACGAGAGCAAACCAACAAAACAAATTAACTGTCGGACGTGCGCCCACT